CACTTTTCCGACTGCGGGAAAATCGGGGAAGGGGGTAACGCGAGACCGGCAAGGCGCGCGGGCCGCGCGCGACAAGGAATTACACACCGCGGGCGTGATCGACGCGCCTGCGGGGATGCACCGAGGGCGTAGGCGACACGCCTGCGGAGAGATCGTCGAGGGCTGTGCCGGGCGGCGGGAGTCGGGCAGCTTCCGCCGCGCCATAGTTAGTGACCTCCTACTGGGCGCGGTAGCAGACAGCCGCGCCTGGCAGAGCCCTCGACGGAAACACGAAAGCGCCGGGCAAGCCAAATTGCCCAACGTTGGGAAATTTGAGCGAGGTGATCGTTTGGCGAGAGAGGACATGATCCGCAAGGACATGGAGCTGGTCGGCACATACGGCGCGATCTTTGAGCCGACGATCAAACAGCTTGCCAAGACGGAGCGCGAGCTGTCCCGCGCCGAAAAGGAGTGGAAGAAGCAGGGCGGGCAGCGCGTGTGCACGATGGTCAACAAGACCGGCGCGGAGTACACCGCGAAAAGCCCGTACTGGACGGCGGTCGAGGACCTGCGCGCGACGGTGCAGGGGCTGCGCAATCAGCTCGGCTTGACGCCGACGGGCTTAAACAAGGCGCGCTCCAAGCTCCAGCCAGCAGCAGCCGGAAACAGCAAGATCGAGCAGCTCCTCGCGAGTGCACACGAGTATGCGATCGAGCACGCTGCCCAGTACCAGCGCGACGTGGACGCGTTTGTAAACTCCGTCCTGTCCGGCGAGTCCGGGCTATGCGAGGACGCGGTGCTTGCCTGCAAGCGATACGTCGCAGATCTCGCCTGCGGCAAGTGGGAATTTCGGTCCGAGCCTGCGAACGACATCATTGCCATCATCGAGACGATGATGTGTCACCGGCAGGGTGAGTTCCTGGACGCGACGCCGCTGCGCGGCACGCCGTTCCTGCTCCTGCCATACCACAAGTTCATCGTCTACAACATCATGGGTTTCTACCTGCCGGGCACGAAAATCCGGCGCTTTAAGGAGGCCGTTGATTTTATCCCGCGGAAAAACGTCAAAACGACGTTCGCTGCCTCCCTCGCTGCCGCGCTGGCGATGTACGAGCGCGCGTCCGGCTCGAAGGTGTACGAGGTCGGCGGTGCGCTCAAGCAGGCACTCGAAGGGTTTGACTTTCTCAAGTACAACTTCAACCGCCTCGGCGTGACGGTGAAGGACGACCCGAATCAGGGCTTGCGCATCATCGACAACAACATGGAGTGCTCCATCTCCGGCGACATCGGAGACGGCATGATCTCCATCAACGCTCTGGCGGCAAACCCCGACAAGCAGGACTCCTTCAACTGCAACATCGTCATCGCCGACGAGGCGCACACCTACAAAAGCCCGCAGCAGTATCAGATCCTAAAGGACGCGACCAAGGCATACACGAATAAGCTCGTCATTATCATCTCGTCCAACGGTCCGAATGCACGCGGCTTCCTGCTGGGGCATTTGGCCTACTGCCGCAAAATCCTGCGCGGCACGGTCACGGGCGACGCGGCGGATTCGATCTTCTGCTTTCTCTGCTCCGCGCCGACGCTGGAAAACGGCGATGTGGACCTGCACGACCCTGCCGTGCTGAAGGCGGCGTCCCCCGGATGGGGCTATTCCATCCGTCCGCAGGACATGATCAACGACGCTGCCATGGCGGCGGACAATCCCGCGCTCCGCCCGGAGTTTTTGAATAAGAGCCTCAACGTTACGACGAACGCCGTCAAGGCGTGGTTCGACATTCAGGAGTTCCGCCGCAGCGATGAGAAATACGACTGGACGATCGCGCAGCTCGCGAAGCTGCCGATCCGCTGGTACGGCGGCACGGACCTGTCGAAGCTGCACGACCTGACCGCTGGATGCCTTTTTGGGCACTACAAGGGCGTGGACATCGTCATCCCGCACGCGTGGTTTCCGCGCCCGGCGGCTGTTATCAAGGCGCAGCAGGATCAGATCCCACTATTCGGCTGGCAGGAGGACGGCTGGCTGGATATGACCAACGACGCCGTCACGAACTATCACGACGTGGTGTGCTGGTACAAAAAGCTGCGCGCCTCCGGCTTTAAGATCCGCCGGATCGGACACGACCGAAAATTCTGCCGCGAGTATTTCGTGGAGATGAAAAACGAGCGCTTCCCGATCAAAGACCAGCCGCAGCTTTTCACACGGAAGTCCGAGGGCTTCCGATACTTGGAGGCCAGCGCGAAGAAGGGAACACTCTACTACCTGCACGCCGAGCCGTATGAGTACTGCGTGCAGAACGTCGCCGGTATTGAGAAAGCCGACGACATGGTGATGTATCAGAAGATCGAGCAGAATCTGCGCATCGACCTTTTTGACGCCTCTGTTTTTGCCGTGTGCGCATATCTCGAAGATCTCACCGCCAGCAATAAGGCGGCTGGCTGGTATGACAAAAAAGCAAGAGAGGATGATGCCGATTGAGAGTCAAACCGCAGCGACGCGATGCTTCGAGCGAGCTGCAAAAATTTATGATCGGGCTGGCGGGCTCGGACACGCTGTCCGTCCCCGGATACACGCGGCTGATCGACAGCCCGGACGTGCTCGCGGCAATCGGCGGGCTGGCGGACATCGTATCGAACGCGACGATCCAGCTCATGCGGAACACTGCAAGCGGCGATGTGCGCGTGCGCAATCAACTCTCGCGGTTTATGGACATCGCGCCGTGGCGCAACGGCAGCCGCAAGGATCTCGTGTCCTGGATCGTCTGGACGATGCTGACAAGCTCCTGCGGTAGTGCATTCATGCTGCCGCACACGGCAAACGGGCTGCTGTCGGACCTTGAGCCGATGCCGGACGCCTACGCCATGAGCGACGACCTCGGGCAGACCTACTATGTGATGTGGCGCGGGCGGCGCTACGAGTCCGACAGTGTGCTGCATTTTAAGCGCTGGTGCGACCCGATGCAGCCGTGGCGCGGTGTAGGGCTGCGCGTGAGCCTGCGGGATGTGACCGCAAACCTCCGGCAGGCGGCGGCGACCAAAAAGGGCTTTATGTCCGACAAGTGGAAGCCGAGCGTCATCGTCAAGGTGGATTCCCTCGCCGAGGAGTTTGCCGACGAAGCCGGGCGCAAGCGCCTTATCGACGAATACATAGCGGGCAGCGCCGCGGGCGATCCTTGGGTCATTCCGGCGGAGCTGATGGAGGTCCAGCAGGTCAAACCCCTCAGCCTGAACGACTTGGCGCTGAAGGATTCCGTTGAGCTGGATAAACGCGAGATCGCCTCCATCGTCGGCGTGACGCCGTACATGGTGGGCGTCGGCAGCTACTCGGACGCCGAGCACAATCACATGATCCGCACGACGGCGGTCACACTGGCGAACATCATCTGCCATGAGTTGACGCGCAAACTGCTGATCTCCGAGGATATGTACTTCACTATGTCCACACGCCGCCTGTACAGCTACACGCTCAAGGAGCTGGCGGAGGTCGCGGACGCGCAGTACATCCGCGGCTTGATGGACGGCAATGAGGCGCGCGACTGGCTCGGGCTGAGCCCCCGGGAGGGGCTTGATAAGCTGGTCATCTTGGAGAACTACATCCCGCGAGACATGATCGGCGACCAGAAAAAATTAGATCAAGGAGGCGGTGACAATGCCGAATGAACGCGAGCAGCGCCAGGTGCGCTGCGTGATGCAGCAGTTCCAGACGCGCGACGCCGGGAACGATCTGTACATCGAGGGATATTTTGCCGTGTTCAACAGCGAATACCCACTCTGGGAGGGCGCGACTGAGATCGTAAAGCCGGGTGCTTTCACGAACTCCATTTCCGGCGACGTCCGCGCACTCATCAATCACGATTCGAGCCTTGTGCTCGGACGCACGAAAGCCGGCACGCTGACGCTCCGTCAGGATGAGCGCGGGCTTTGGGGCAGTATTAAGATCAATCGGGACGACGTTGACGCCATGAACCTCTACGCCCGCGTCCAGCGGGGTGACGTCGACCAGTGCTCGTTTGGTTTTAAGATCAAACGCGAGACCTTTGTAGATCTCGGAAACAATACCTATCGCTGGGAGATCGAAGAAGTCGACCCGCTGTATGAGGTGTCTGTGTGTACGTTCCCCGCCTATGAGGAAACGTCCGTCAGTGCCCGGCAGCGCGACTTTGCCGAGATCCAGCAGCGCAAGGCGGAAGCCTGGCGCGAAACAATGAAAAACAGAATTGGAGGTAAATCGTAAATGGCATTGAAGGTACTGATGCTGCGCAGCAAGCTCGCACCGCTCCAGACGCAGCTCGCTGGACTGGAAAGCGTGCGGGACGGCTTCGCCGCCCGCGAAGCGGAGCTGGCTCGCGACATTGAGGCGGCGCAGACCGATGAGGAGCGCAGCGTCGTCGAATCCGCCGTGGAAGCGTTTGAGCAGGAGCGGGCAAGCAACACCGCCGAGCTCAACCGCGTGCAGGGCGCGATCGACGAGATCAACAAGCAGATCCGCAGCCTGGAGGCTGCGCAGACACCGCCTCCGGCCGAGACACCCGCGGGCGACCCGGAGGCAAGAAATAACGAAAGGAGCTATCAGACCATGAACAATTCCGAGCGCCGCTGGTTCGGCCTCACCTATCAGGAGCGCGACGCGCTGCTGCATCGCGATGATACGCGCGACTTCCTGCAGCGCGTGCGTGCGCTCCGCTCGCAGCAGAACAGCGCGAACGGCGCGGAGCTCGGCATCCCGACCGAGTTCATGTCGATCCTGCGCGACCTGACGTACCAGAATTCCAAGCTGTGGCCGTATGTGCACAGCGAGTTCGTCCGCGGCCATGCCCGCCAGAACATTGTCGGCACCGGCGCGGAGGCCGTCTGGAGCGAAATGCTTGGCAACGTCAACGAGATCACGCTCGACTTTACCCAGCTTGAGATCGAGGGCTATATGCTCTCCGGCTACATGGCGATCTCCAACGCGTACCTGCAGGATGACGCCGATCTGCAGCTGCTGACCAGCATCCTGAACGCCATGGGCGAGGCAAATGCCCGCGCGCTGGATAAGGCGATCGTCTACGGTACCGGCAAGAAAATGCCGGTCGGCTTCATCTCACGCCTTGCTGCGACGGCGCAGCCGGCGTGGTGGGGCAACGATCAGGGCGAATTTACCGACCTGCACTCCAGCCACATCCTTAAGCTGGACATCGACTCGACCTCCGGCGCGGCGTTCTTCGGCACGCTGGTCGAAGCGCTCGGCGTTGCCGACCCGAAGTATTCCGACGGCCGCGTGTTCTGGATTATGAACCGCAAAACCCACATCCGCCTGATGGCGAAGGCTCTGGCATTCGACTCCGCCGCCGCGCTGGCTGCCGGTATCAACAACACCTTCCCGATCGTCGGCGGCGACATCATCGAGCTGGAGTTCATGGCGGACAACGACATCGCTGGCGGCTTCGGCAGCCTGATGCGGATGGTCGAGCGTGAGGGCTTCGCAATCGCATCGTCCGACATCCCGCTGTTCCTGCGCAACATGACCGTGTTCCGCGCGCTCGGCCGCTACGACGGCAAGCCCGCCCGCGGCGAGGGCTTTGTGCTCGTCAACTTCCACAACACGGAGCCGACGACGACCATCTCCTTCGCGCCGGACTACGCGAACGACCAGATCGGCACGCTGATCGTGACGACCGCTGCGGGCTCGGCCAACGGCAAGAGCGTCGTGACCGTTGCCGGTAACGGCTCCGGCACGCTTAAGTATCGTGTCGCCGGTCAGGCTATCCCCGTCAGCAACGGCGATACGCTGGGTAAGGATTGGCTGGATCTGCCGGCCAATAAGACCATTGACGCCACCACCGGCCAGACCATCACGGTCGCGGAGCTGGACGCCAAGAAGCGCGCCATCGCAGTCGGCACCGGCAGCGTGACTGCGAAAGCCGGGGGCTAAGGAAAGGAGGCTGCAAAATGTCAGCAGACCTGCGTCTTACTTACATGATGGTTGATCTCGGCATCCTGCAATGCGCTGATCAACAGAAACTTTATATGCGCGGGCTGCTGACCGCAGCCGACGCTTTCCTGCGCCGCCGCGGCGTCACGCTGGATGATAACAGCGATGAAGACGACCTGCTTGTCGGCTCTGTCGCCGCGTGGATGTACCGCGCGCGCGGCAGCACCGACCGGGCGTCGCTGCCGAAGAATCTGGACGTGATAATCAAGGACCGCATCTGCCATGAGAAAATGGGAGGTGCGCCGTGATCTACGACAAGATTTTGACGATCTGCACGCTGCGCCCCGGGCGCTCGCCTGCCGTGCGCAAGCTGGAAGAGGTCAGCTCGCATTTCTACTGCGAGCGCACCGTCTACGCCTCCCGGTACTATGCCGGGAAGCAGGCGGGCAGCAAGCTGGTGCGGATGGTGACGCTGCCGCGCAGCATTTACGACGCACCGATCGAGGCAGACCAGTACTGCATCCTGGAGGACGGCAACGTCTACCGCATCGACCAGGCGCAGCGCGATCTCGACCCCGACGGGCTGCCCGCGACGACGCTCAGCCTCGCTGAGCCGGAGGGAAAGTATGAGCTATACAAAGATCGAGACGGTGCTTAAAACCGTGCTGCCGGACGCTGTGTACAAGGTGCAAGCGCCGGAGACGGCGGAGGACGGCTCGCCGCTGCTGCGCTATCTCGTCTGGACGCCGACCGGGCAGCGGTTTTTTAACGCCGAGGGTTCGCCGTTTGCCACGACATATCAGGCGGTGGTGACGGTGGCGACCCAGACGGAGGACGACGACCTGCCCGCGCAGGTCATCGCGGCGCTCGGCACGGCGCACATCCCGATGCAGCCGTTGGAGCACTCCTACGACCCCGACACCGCCACGTACTACACGGACATCCCCTGCGAGGTGATCTGATGGCAGAGGTCGCGACCGATGGTCTGCGTGAGGCAATCCGGCAGCTTGAAAAGGCGGACCTATATAGCGATGAAAACATCAAGGCAATGCTGAATGCCGGGGCAGAGATCATGATGCGCGATGTGAAGTCTGCCTTCGTTCAGAGTGGGCACAATCGACCGGGCGTCGATCGCCGGACGGGAGAAACATTCCGCCACATCACACGCAGCCGCACCGTGAAGCGTGACAAAAACGGCATTCCCTATATGCAGGTCACGCTCAACGGCAAGGATAGCCGTGGGCAGCGCTATGGCACAAAAGCGTTCGTCCTCAACTACGGTCGCCGGAAGGGCGGAAAGATCGCGGCGGACTATTACTGGTCCACCGCAGTCAAAAACGCATGGAAAACCGCAAACGACGCCATGAGCGACGTGGCGGCTCAAAAACTGAAAGGAGAATGAAATGCCTAAGTTTGATCTCAGGTATCTGCAGGTAGCAGAATACAAGAAGAAGAGCGCGGGCGTGACGGAGTACGGCGCCGCCGTCTCGATGGGCGACGCGATGACCGTCTCGCTCGAAATGCGCTTTGCCGAGGGGCGCGTCTACGCCGAGTCCGTCCTCGCTGAATACATGAAGAAAGCCACGGGCGGTACGGCATCCGCGGGTGTCAAATACATCCCCATCGCCGCGCAGAAGCTCATGTTCCGCGCTTACGAGAAGCAGCGCACCGTATCCAGCGCCACCGTCAAGAGTATCACCTTTGGCAAAAGCTCCACGGGGCAGTATGTCGGGTGGAGCTTCTATATGCCGGATATGATCGACGGCGTTGAGAAATTCACGGCGGTCTTTGTCCGCAAGGTGCTCTTTGGTCCGCCCTCCACCAACGGGCAGACGCTGGGCGAAAACATTACCTTCCAGACGCCGACCACGACGGGCGAGTTCCTCGTGGATGAGCTCGGCGACCTGCTGGAGGTGGCGACGCTCGACACCGAGGCGGATGCAAAGGCGTGGTGTGACGCGGTATTCACCACCGCGCCCACGGCAGTGACGGAGGGCAGCTGATGAATATTCAACCGCAGACCATGATCTTGGATCTTGATGGACAGCAGCACTCCCTGATCCTCAATTTTAACGTCCTTGCGGAGCTTCAGACGCAGTGCGGCGAGCTCCGGGGCGTGATGAGGACCGACTCGATCATGCGTAACTTCACCCGCATCGTCGCTGCCATGCTCAACGAGGAGGCGAACATTGCCGGACTTGACGTCCGCTACACCGACAAGGAGATCGGGCGCAAGCTGGGCTGGAAGGGCTTCCTGCGCTACAAGGAGCGCGTTTTTGATATGCTCCTCGCAGCTGTCGCCGACGATGATGAGGACGCCGCCCAGCCTGCGGAGGGAAACGAAAAAAACGCACAGACCAGCGAAGCCGCAGCGACGGACTGAACTTTGCCTGGTATCTGAATATTTGGATCAATGTCCTAAAAAACGACGAAACCGTTTTCTGGCGGACAATGACGCCGGCGCGGTGCATGGCTTTATACCGCGAGTATTTCAAACTCGCAGCACCGCCCCGGCGTCATTTTGATGCTGCACCCACGGAGCAGCCCGCCGGAACGTCGTTGTACGAATACCTGATGGGAGGTGGGTAAATGCCGACGGCAAGCATTAAAACCAATATCAAGCTGGACGGCGAAAAGGAGTACAAGGCTGCAGTCGGTGAGATCAACACCGCGCTGGGTACGCTGGACAGCAAACTGAAGCTGCTGAAGAACACCTATGCTGAAAACAAGGACAATGTCGAGGGCTTGACGAAGATCAACGAGGCCCTCAACGAGAAGATCCTCACCCAAAAGGAGAAGATCTCCGCGTTGGAGGATGCGCTGAAAAACGCCGCACAGGAGTACGGCGAATCTGACGCCCGCACGCAGAAGTGGCAGCAGCAGCTCAACAAGGCAAACTCCACCCTCATCGACATGGAGCGCGAGCTGCGCGACAACACCGACGCCCTCAAGGACGCCGGCGTGGAGGCGGATAACTTCTCCGGCGGCATGGAGGACCTCGTCGAAAAGACCGGCGCGGTCGATGAGCAGTCCGCCAGCTTCGGCACGACCCTGCAGGACGTTGCCGACAAACTCGGCATCCAGCTGCCCGCTGGTGCACAGGAGGCGGTGAATGGTCTTGGCGGCGTGAACGTGGCGGCGGGGGCAGCGGTGTTTGGGCTTGCCGCGCTGGTCACAGCGATCGTCAAGGTGGAAAAGGCGCTGATCGACGTGACAAAGGAATCAGCAAAATTCGCCGATGACATTTTGACCATGTCCATGACCACTGGACAGTCTGCGGAGCAGCTTCAGGAATTTTCCTACGCTGCCGAGCTGATCGACGTGTCCGTCGATACCTTGCAAACCTCGCTGACCAAGCTCACCAACAATATGCAGAATGCCATGAACGGAACGGGCGATGCTAAAAAAGCCTTTGAGCAGCTCGGCATTGCCGTAACGGATTCTGAGGGGAATATGCGCACCGCCAACGACGTATTTTACGAAACGATCGACGCGCTCGGCAAGGTGGGCAACGCCACAGAGCGCGACGCGCTTTCCATGGACATCTTCGGGCGCTCGGCGCAGGACCTGAATCCCCTGATCATTCAGGGAAGTGACACGCTGCGTGAGTACGCAGACGAGGCGCATAACGTGGGCTATGTGCTCGACAACGAGGCGTTGAGCGCACTCGGCGCGGTCGATGACGGCTTTCAGCGTTTGCAGACGACGCAGGACGCTGTAAAAAACAACATGGCGGCGGAGTTCGCACCCTACCTCACGTCTGCGTTGGAGGACATCCGGGCGCTGATCGAAAAGGTCGGAAAGGCGCTGATCGATTCCGGCGCGGTCGAGGCATTCGGCAGCATCCTCGAATCGTCGGTGTCGCTGCTTGAGCCACTGGGCGCGCTCGTCACAACGATCCTCCCGGCACTTTCGCTGGCACTCAAGCCAATCGTGGAAGCCGTAGCGCTCCTCGCCGACACAATGGATGTGCTCGTCGGCATGCTCACTCTCAACGGGGACAAAATCAGCACCGCCCTCGGGTGGAATGCCAGCCGAGGGCAGCTCAGTCATCAGCAGGTCGCGAGTGGTGCATATAGCGGCTACCGCTATTCCGAGTCCGCGGGCTGGATCGAATCCGGCGTGCATACCGAGGCGGAGCTACGTGCCGAATACGCGAAAAACCCGGTCGGAACATATGAGTACTGGAAGCAGCTCCACGGCTACAACGCCGCCGGCACGGACTACTGGTACGGCGGGCGGACGCTCATCGGTGAAAATGGTCCTGAAATGGCGATCCTGCCGCAGGGCACGCGCATTCTCACCGCACAGGAGAGCCGTCAGGCAGGCGGCGGTGATACCTATAATATCACCATCCCAGCCAGCAGCATTAAGGAGTTCGAGGACATCATCCGCATCGTCAAAAACCGCCGCAGAGTGCGCAGAATGGAGGGCGAATCCTAATGACGGAACGAACAATACTGTTCGAGGGATTTGCGATTGCCTATGAGAGCAATCCGTCGAAAAATGACCATAGCTCCGCAAGTACGACCTTTGTAAAGCGTATAAGCAACTATTTATACCTCAAGCCTGCCGTGGATTCTTCTGTCGCTTGGGCGTATCGCGCAATTACTGCTGCGAAAGCACAAATGTATGTCGCAACCCCATCAGAAGGTATTGCCTATATATATTCGCATGTCCTTAAGGCTGAGTTTAACCCGAATAGTCTCACATATAACGATCGCCCGACGGGTACATACGGCGGTAGCCTTGGAGCTTCGGTGCGGCAGCCGGGATATGTTGATTTGGAAGTCCGAATCCCTGCAGGAGCTGAGCGTGCTTTCTTGGCAAACGGCTTCTACGTTAGCTCCTATTTTAATAGCAACGGAGATTCCGCCGCTGTATACAATCCACCCGCAGGAAGCCCGCCTAAACTGGTGCTTACCGTAGATGACGATCAAATTGTGCGCATGGAGGCGTACTTCTGGGATAAAAACTGGGGCGATAAGTCAATAACGAAATCTGCAGGAGTTGACATCCGGATAGGCGGCGTGATGACCCGACCGTCCGCTGCGTGTCTTGCCGAGGTGACGACAGCCTCCGTATCAATTCTCTGGCGCGACAATGCTGCTGGCGCAGTAACCGAGCTTCCTGTGGAGGTTTCTGGCGATTCGCTCGGAATTGTCACAATTCCGGCGGGAACGTTCGCCGGGAAAAAACAGGTGCAAGTGCGCCCCAAAGTGTACAGCAGTAATCTGCAAACGTATATCCCTGATAAATGGCTTACGATCAATCTTGAGGATGCTACTCCTACCGCTACGCCGCTTAGCCCGGTAGATATGGTGGTGTCTGGGACAACAGACATCACGCTTAAATGGAGTCATAGCATTGACACGGGCACAAAACAGACCCGCGCGGATCTGCAATACTCCAAAAATGGCACAACGTGGTCTGACCTTGCTACAGTGACGGGCGCGACGCAGACTTATGCCGTCGGCGATGGTATTTTTTCAGTAGGGGAGAACTTTTGGCGCGTCCGCACCTACAATTTTGACGGCAAGCCCAGTGAATGGAGTACGGCAGCAAAATTCCTCTGCGTCGGCGCGCCCAACACGCCTGTTATTGATAGCGTTTATAGTACGCCCCGCCCGAAAATCTCGTGGCAGGTCGAGGGGCAGCAGGCGTATCAGGTGGAGCTGGTCGGCGTCTACGCAGACGGCACGCGCTTCGGCACAGATAAGCAGTGGCAGTCGCCGCTGTATCTGACGGACGGCGACTACACCGTGCGCGTCCGGGTGCAAAACGAGTACGGCTTCTGGTCTGCCTGGGGCGTCGCGCCGCTCCAGATCATCAACACCCCCGGCAGCGCCATCACGCTGACCGCCGAAACTGGGCGCGAGGTGACGCTCGCGTGGACGGCGAGCGGCTTTGACTACTACATTGTCTACCGCGACGGTGTGGCTATCGCCAGAACGACGGAGCCGCTCTACACGGACCGCACGTCCATTGGACAGATCAAGTATCAGGTGCGCGGCTGCTACGCCACCAGCGCCAACTACAGCCTGTCAGACGCCGTCACGGTGACGGTCAGCACGCCGAGCGTCTGCCTTTACGATCTGGACGCCGGAAAGTGGGTGGATCTCCGCTATGACGCCAGCGCGCACCGCTCCACGGCGTACTCGCTGGCGCGGGACATCCAATATATGCAGCTCTCCGGGCGGACGTACCCCGTGGCGGAGCGGAGCGAATTTGTGCAGCGCTCGCTGCACGTCGCCTGCGTCTGCTTCACCGCCGCCGACCGGGCGCGGATGCTCTCCATTTTGGGGCATCTGGTGTGCGTCAAGACGCCGGAGGGCAATATGGTCACCGGCTATATCGCAAACCTCTCGGAGACTTCGGACGACTTTTTCTCGACCTACGGCTTCGACGTGGCGCAGGCAGACGTAAAGGAGGCGATCGACATTGACAAGGCGTGATGTAAGCTACCGCGTCAACGTCCTGCGGGGCGGCGCGGAGCTGGCGCGTCTTGAGTGGGAGAGCGGCGACGCGCCGAACGTATACGCCGACCGCGATTCCGAGATCAAGATGAGCTTCTCCGGGCGCTTCCGCGTCCCTGACGGCGTCAATTTGCTCACAGACGAGATACAGCCCGTCATGGTCGTAAACGGCGCAGAGACGCCGCTGGGCGTGTTCCTGACGGCAACGCACAGCCAAGTCGCAGACCGATACCGCGTGCTGACGCAGATCGAGGCGTATGATCGCTGCTGGCGGCTGCAAAATATGCGCACGGAGAACATCCTGCACCTTTCCGCCGGAACGGCGTATTTGACCGTCGTGCAGCAGCTGATGACGGCGGCGGGGATCAAACTGATCCTCGCTACGCCGTCGGACGCGGTGCTGGCCAGCGACCGCGAGGATTGGGACATCGGCACGACGTATCTGACGATCATCAATCAGCTTTTGGGCGAGATCAATTACAGCGACGTGTGGTTCGACGGGCGCGGGCTGGCGCACCTGTCGCCGTACAAAACGCCGAGCGCCGACCGCATCGACCACGCATACAGCGCGAACGATCTGCGCGGCGCGGAGCCGATCTCGCCCGATCACAGCGACGAGGCGGACTATTTTAACGCGCCGAACGTGTTCGTGCGGATCTGCTCGAATCCCGATCTGGATGCCGATATGGTCGCGACCTCTGTCAACGATTCGCCGACGTCCAGCATCTCCACCTTCCGCCGCGGGATGCGCATTGTGGACGTGCAGCAGCTCGACAACATTGCCAGCCAGGGTGAGCTTCAGGCGGCGGCGGACCGGGCGCGGAACGAGTCGATGCTGTCGGCGCGCACGATCAGCTTTTCTACGCTCAACGAGCCGGGGCACGGCATCGGCGATACGATCTCCATCGACGACCCGCTGCTCTCCGGCATCTACGAGGAGACGGGCTGGACGCTCAGCATGGCGACCGGGCAGCTCATGCAGCATACGGCAAAAAGGACGGTGATCGCGTGATGGATCTCTTCGGCACAACAAAAGCCGCGCCCAGCTCCGGGCAGATCGGGCTTGCGACGGTGGGTGCGAAGTATGCCGACGGCGTCAGCCTGATCTTTCCCGGTCAGACGGCGGCGACGGCAAAGCATTATAAGTGCAACACAGCGGTCACGCTGGCTGCCGGTGACCGGGTGCTCATCGCCCGCGTCAGCGGCAGCGTGGTCGTGATCTGCAAGATCGGCAACCCGGCATAAGCGTCAAATTTCCCAACGTTGGGAAATTTGCAGAAAGGAGGACGGCATGAGCTTAAAAATCATGCAGGGCGACCAGTACGCCATCGTATTTACCGGCTCACAGGACGGCAAGCCGCTGGACATGACCACGATCGACGAGATCGAATTTACAGTGGACAGGCTGCGCAAGACGTACCCCGGGGATGTGACGCAGGATGCGGACGGGAATTTTCTTTTCCCCCTCACGCAGGAAGAGACGTTTGCTATTCAGCGCTCGTCGCAGCACGTCCAGATCCGCGTAAAATTCAAGGGCGGGGCGACGCCGACCGTGATCGGCGTTGACGTCGGCGACATCTACGTTGCCGACAGCATCAGCAAGGTGGTGCTGTGATGGCGATCCATTTTGACATCGGCGGAAAGCCTGCCTTGGCATTTGCCGTCGATCAGACGCGCATCATCTTTTCCGGCAGCGCGCCGTACGAGGGCAACTATGTCGTGATCCCCAAGGCAGACGCCGCCACGGTGCTGCCGACCAAAGACAAGACGATGCAGGACGACGTCACTGTGCAAAAAATACCGTATTACGAGACGGCGAACCCCACGGGCGACACCGTCTACATTGCTTCGGAGGTGTAAATCATGGGAAAAAATAAAATCATCTACGGCGGGCAGGTGCTTATCGACCTGACCGCTGACACGGTCGAGCCGGGCAAAGTGCTGCTGGGCTACAAATACCACGGACCTGACGGCGAGGTGCACTCCGGCACTTGTACATTTGATCTGGATACCTCCGGGGCGACCGTCAAGGCGTCGGAGATCCTCATCGGCAAAACGGCGGGTGCGCGCGGCGCGATGATCACCGGCGAGATGCCCAACAACGGCGCGGTCGCCGCAAAGATCAGCACGGTCGGCGGCGAGTACATCGTCCCACTGGGCTATCACGATGGCAGCGGCAAGTGCGTCATCGATCCCACAGAGGCGGCAAAGATCATCGCCGCGAATATTAAAAAGGGCGTGACCATCCTCGGCGTAGAGGGCACATACGGCGGCGAGGCAGTGAGCGTCCAGACTAAGACCGTCGATCCTCTGACGACGGCACAGACCGTCCTCCCCGACGAGGGCTATGACTACCTGTCGCAGGTGAAGGTAAACGCGATCTACTACAACGAGGCGGACAACGCCGCCGGCGGCAAAACCGTCACCATCGGCAAAACGGCGGGTGCGTGATATGGGCAACAGCAAGATCGTCTTTGGCGACAGGACGCTGATCGACCTGAGCGGCGACACCGTCACGCCGCAGGACCTGCGCGTCGGCGTGACGGCCCACAATGCCGCTGGCGAGCAGATCGCGGGACAGCTCGACCCGGTCCAGCTCTCCCTTATCGTCTCTGTCACGTCCGGCTCAGTGGTGACGGCGACGAAGGGAGCTACGGTGATCAGCGGGACGGCGGTGAACAATTCCTGTACGCTGATCGTGCCGGAGGCGGGGACATGGAGCGTATCCGCTATACTGGACGGGAAAGCGTCCAACACGGTGAGTGTCCCCGTGACGGACAGCTATGCCGTAGCCCTGTCGTTCTGGTCTGCCACTATTACCGTTACCGTCGATTCCGGCGCGTCCGTCACGCTGAAAAATGGCTCGACAACGATCGACACAAAGACGAGCAACGGAACGGTGGTCTTTACCGTCACGCAGACGGGAACGTACACCGTTGAGGCGGTCCAGAACGATCGGATCACGAGTGGCACTGTCAACGTTGTGTCCGACACGACCGCCTACGCGCTGAAATTGTTCTTCCTGAAAGACTTCTTCGAACACAACGACTGGGCTACCATCATCGCCGCCTGCCATAGCGGCAGCGTGCCGGACACATGGGTCGTGGGCAACAGCAAGACGATGACCATCGGCGGCGGGAGCTATCAGATCGACATCATCGGCAAAAACCATGATGACTATGCGGACGGCAGCGGAAAAGCTCCGCTGACCTTCCAGATGCACGACTGCTACGGCGAAACGAAGCAAATGAACAGCTCCAACACCAACAGCGGTGGCTGGACGAGCTGCGCCATGCGGCAAACGCACCTGCCTGCCATCCTGAGCCAGATGCCAACAGAGGTACAGAGCGGCATACGGGAGGTGAACAAGCTGACCTCGGCTGGCAACCAGAGCGCCACTATCAACACCACGGCGGACAAGCTGTTTTTGCTGAGTGAGATCGAGATTTTCGGCAGCGTCAGCTATTCCAAGAACGGCGAGGGCACGCAGTACGACTACTACAAAGCGGGCAACAGTAAGATGAAGAAATACAACGGCAAGGGGAGCAACTGGTGGGAGCGCTCGCCGTATGGCGCCGCCTCCACGTATTTCTGCATAGTCCTCAGCAACGGAGGCGTCACCTACAACTACGCCAACTACGCCGACGGCGTGGCATTCGGCTTCTGCTTTTGAGATGGAAAGGAGCAAAAACGAATATGTACAGAATCACAAGCAAAAACACGTTTGCCGGATACGCAGACAGCGTTGTCCCTATCCGTTATCATCCAGACGGCTTTTACCTCCTGTGCGAACATAGCGAAGCAGACGGCTTCTGCGCGAAGATGGCAGTTACGACAGAAAACGAGGACGGCACGGAGCAGCAGACGCTCTGCGACACGGTGTTCCATCTTGCAGGGCACACGCTCAAGGGCGACGAGCCGGAGGGCAGCTATGAGCAGATGAGTGCGGCGCTGCCGCTGATGGAGGCGGAGACGGTGCTTGCAGAATTGGAGGCAGCGTATGACGCAGGATAAATTGGAGCAGATCAAAAAGACTATCCAACACGGCAGGATGGTGGAGCGCAGCGGCGGCATCACGGTCACGGTGGAGCAGAGCGACAAGCTCGGGTATGACTGGCACATCTACGCGGTCAACAAGATCGTAGTCCGAAAGGAGTATGTGGCGCAGAAAGAGCCGGTCGGCACGGCGGAAAGTCCCATCGTGTGGAAGGACGGCGCAACGGCATATCCAAACTTTTGCTACATCAAGGACGGCGTGCGCAAGGTCTGGACGGGTGAAGCATGGGATATGCCGCAGTGGGACGATGAGAGATTCGTGGAGCTGTAAAAAAACAAAAGGAGATAAGTGATGGATGAGATCAACATGGAACACCGCATGACGCGAGTGGAAAAGCTCAGCGAGGGGAACAAGCGCAGGATCGAGGACCTGGAAAAGGACAACAAGGTGCTGTACGAATTATCATCCTCGGTGATGGTGATGGCGGAGCAGCTCAAGCAGCTCAACACGCGCTTTGAGCAGCTGGACAGCTCGGTGCAGGCTTTGCGGGACAAGCCCGGCAAGGCGTGGGACACGGTGCTCAAAACGGCGCTGACGGCGCTTGTGGGCGGTCTCATCGCGTATGCACTGGTGCGGCTGGGGCTGAAATGATGCTCAGAAACAAGCGCCGCTGGCGCAAGGGGGAGATGGCAAAGACCATCGTGATCTACTGCATCCGCATTTTGACGGGCGTGCTGATCTGGGCGGTCGTGCTCAAGACGCTGTGCGCGGTGCTGGACTGGACGTGCGACCTGTCGGACGTGCTGACCTTTGCCGGGGCGTTCTTCGGCGGAGAGCTGGCTCTGCTGGCATTCAAGAGAGTGTTTGCAAAGGACAAAAATAACGAGGAGGAAAATTAAAATGGAACAGATCAAAAAGCGACTGGGGAATCTTCTGAGCGTCAAGTCGCTGGTGACGCTGGCGCTGACGGCGGTGTTCGCGTACATGGCAATCGTCGGGAAGATCTCGCAAGACTTCATGACCATCTATGCGGTCATCATCGCGTTCTACTTCGGCACGCAGAGCCAGAAGATGCAGGACGCCGTGGACAAGGACGGAGGGACGCAGGCATGATGTGGCTGGGGATCGCGTGCTTTGCGGCAGCCTGTGCGATGCTGTTTCTCCTGATGCGGGGGTGAGGCTATGGTGCAGATTAAAACGCAGCTCGCGCACCGCTCCAACTACGGCGGGAAGCGCACACAGACGATCAAGTGGATCGTCATGCACTACACCGCTAATGACGGCGATTCGGACGAATCAAACGGGCGGTATTTCCAGCAGCCGCTCAATCCCGTCGCATCGGCGCACTATTTCGTGGACGATGATTCCATTACCCGGAGCGTGCCGGATGATTATGTGGCGTATCACTGCGGGGCGCGGACGTATAAGCATCCCTATTGCCGGAATGCAAATTCTATCGGCGTGGAGATGTGCGACGCGAAGCGGGACGGGCGCGTGATGGCGACCGACAAGACCATCGCCAACGCGGCGGAGCTGGTGTACCAGCTTTGCAAGCAGTACGGCATCCCCTATGACCACATTATCCGGCACTATGACGTGACGGGCAAGCTGTGCCCGGCATACTGGGTCAAGGGCGACGGGCTGGCAAAATTCCGCAGACAGGTAGAGGAGGTGGGCGAGGTGGTCACAGACAGCTACATGATCGTGGACGGAAAGAAAGTCCCGGTGCAGCGCATCCTCAAAAATGGCACGAACTATGTGAAGATCCGAGACATTGCAAAGGCGCTGGGGCTGGAAGTGGGGTTTCAGGGCAATATCGCAACCTTGAGCCATAAAAAGTAAACAACACCCGGCACGCCAGAAAGGAGGGCAGATGCCGAAAGCACGCTTAAAGCTGCCGCAGGAGCTGGAAAACCTGCTGGCAAGTGACTGGGAGCGCGTGCTTGACGAGGCAACCTTGGGGGCGGAGGACACGACGATCGCGCGGCTGTACATCCTGAAGCAAATGCCGCAGATCGACATCGCGGTCGAGCTCAATATGGACCGCTCGACCGTATCCCGCAGAGTGGATCGCATCATAACAAGGGCGTGCCGGGTGGCTGAAAAATTGGAATTATGAAAAGCCTCGCAGTTCATCAAAACGAACTGCGGGGCTTTTCGCGATCCCACGCCTTTTTCTTCAAAATATGCCTGCACATAAACGCCGCGTAAATGCACATTCGTGCCACCCAACATTCCAGCCAAAAGAGTAAGCTGATGGTGGAGCTGAAAGGCTTACTTTATACCAAGGAGGAAAATAGCATGGAATATGCAAGCAATGGCAAGGGTAATCTGGGCGTCACGCTGGGCGCAATCGGCACGGGGCTGAGTGTGTTCGGCGGTGCGCTGAACGGTCTGCTGGGAGGCAGAGCAGCCGCACCGAATGGCGAGGACAACGGTGAGAGCCATGTTGTGACGCGCTACGAGGCGACGCAGGCGGCGCGGATCGCGGAACTGGAGACGGAGGTCAAGCTGCGCGACGCAAACACTTACACAGACCAGAAGATGCTGGAAATGTACAAGTACATGGACGGAAGAACACGGTCGATCGAGGAGCAGCTTTGCCAGCAGCGCGTGATCAACGCGCAGACTACGGCGAATATCTCGTGCATGCAGAACGAGATTGCCACGCTGGCGGGCATGACCAAGACGGTCATTCCCATCGGGAACATCTGCCCCGAGCCGATGGAGCGCTATAACAGCTGGACGGCACCGACCACGAGCACGACGACGACCTAAAGCAAAAGGGGCGGCACAAGCCGCCCCGCACGAAACGGAGGTAGAGTATGGCGACGATCGACCAGATCATGCGCGCGGTGACGCGCTTTGCGGACAATGAGGTTTTACCCCGCCTGCCGACCGGCAAGGGCATCGGAGCGGGCATTCTGCTGGCACTCGTGATGGAGGGCGGCAGAGACAAGCTCCTTGCACTGCGGGAGCATCCTGTGGTGCAGATGATGGGCGTGATGGATGAGAGCGGCAACGTGGATGTGGAAAAGCTGTACAGTGTCGCACGTCCGAAGCTGGACGGCAAGAAGCTGCCGGTCAGCGTGCCAATCATCGGCGAACTGCGGTTTGACGTGAACGACTTGGACAGGCTGTACAGCATGGTGCAGGAGGAATTGTGATGGAAAAGTGCGAATACAAACGCAGGCTCCACGAGCGGCTGCACAAGCTCATCGACGAGCCGATGACGCTCGGACATATCGAGGAGGCAGGCGTCATCGCGGGGCTGCTGTGCGATCTGGATATGCTCGCGGGGCGAAAGCATGAGGAGCCGGAGCACTACGCGCTTTCTGAGGACGAGGCGCGGGCGTGGGTGGCCGAAATGGAAAACGAGGACGGCAGCACAGGAGAGCACTGGACGCAGGAGCAGACGTCGGCAGCGGCGCGAAGCATCGGCGTAGATGCGCAGGCGCTGGGCACGGCGGCGTGGTACGCGGCGATGAATATGATCTACTCGGACTATTGCGCGGTCGCGCGCGAGTACGGCGTGGATCGCCCGGACTATTACGCAAAGATGGCAAAGGCGTTTTTGATGGATCGCGACGGCGGCGGTACGGAAAAGAAAATCGCGGCGTATTATCGGTGCATCGCGGAAAAATGACGCTCGCTATTGCACCCGTATTGCACCCGATGTCGTTTATCGCTTTTTGTGTTGTATAAACTTCGGAATAAAAAGCGACAAATACTGATGGTATATTGATGATTTTCGGGGAATATGCTACAATACGAGCATATTTTCAAACAAGTCTGCGACGCGCGTATTTGAATGGGGTTCAAGAGGCCGCTGGTTCGAATCCAGTCACTCGGACCAAAAAAGCACCGTAAAACATGTGTTTTACGGTGCTTTTTCTATGCGCTCAGAACTTTTTGAACGTGCTTAAATTGTAAAATACAGGGATGAACTCTAAAAATCTCCGCTATTGCACTCGCTATTGCACTCATTTCAAGAGGCTGTTTTTATATTTTCTGCGCGATATTGGACGACGATTTGACATCCGTGTGCGTGTATTTGTACGTCATGTCGATTTTGGTGTGTCCGATCATGGCGGCTTTGTCGGCGTCTGGCGCGTCCACTTCCTTCATAAGCGTTGCAAAGGTATGACGGCAGCAGTGCGGCACGAGCCTGCGGACGCCCGCAGCGTCCAGGGCAGGGTAGTACCATTCGTTGCGGAATTTCTTCTGCTGCACCTTGCGGCTGCCGTCCTCCGAAAAGATATAGCCGGGCTTGAGCCAGCTCTGCACATACGGCAGGATCTTCGGACTGACGGCGACGATGCGGCTGATGCCGGCCTCCGTCTTTTCGCCGCCGATAAAATAATAGCCCTTGACAATCTCGTCGTAATGCAGATCGGTGTCGCGGAGCTGGAGGAACTCCTCCAGTCGGAAGCCGGTATAGCACAGGATGAGCACCAGCTCGATCTTGGGCACAGTGCCAACCGCCTTTCGCATCTTTTCCAGCTCGTCGGCGGTGAACGGCTCGCGTGGCGCTTGTTTGCCGCCTCCGACGCGCAGCAGCTCGGCGTAGTTACGCGTGACAATGTCGTCACGCATGGCGTAGCGGTACAGCATTGTCCCGAGGGCCTTCATATTCTCCTGCGTACGCCTGCCGCGCGGGCACGCGTCAAGACAGGCTTGCAGCGCGGCGGTCTTGAGGTCGCGCATTTTGCACCACCAGACGGGCTTGTAGTACTTGTACGCGGCGGCATAGCAGTTCATCGTGTCCTTGCTGCGAAGCTGCGAATGGAACTTAAACCACTCCGTATAGAGCTGCTGGAAGGTGATCTCCGGGTCGATGCCGGGCGGCGTCACGCGAAGCTGCGGGATATACTCCTGCGCTTCGCGTTTTGTTTTAAACCCGCCCTTTTTGCGGGTGCGGCGCTTTTGCTCGCCGCCGGGCATGATCTCATAGCCCAGCGTCACGGCTGCGCACCATGTGCCGTTGGGCAGTTTGTAGACGCTGCCGGTGCTATTGCCGCGATTTTTAGGCTTTGCGCTCACAGATGTTGCACCCCCTGTAGTACCTGCTGCGTACGCGTCAGCGCGCGGCGAATCCAGCCGACATCGGGGTTGAGGACGTCGACCAGCAGAGCGATCGCCGCCGCAGCAACGATACAAAGGAGCACGCCGGTCGTGAAGCGGTGCATCCGCAGCGAGACGCGCAGATTCGCATTTTCGTGCTGCAAGCCCTCATTCTTTGCCTTGAGCAGCGCTACCTCCGAGGCGAGCTGCCGGGCTTCCTCGCTCGCCTCGCGGCTTGGCGTGGTGATGTCGAAGTAGTCGTCCAGCGACACGCCGGTCTCACGACAGATCGGTCCGGCGGTATAGACGCCCGGATTTGAGACCTCGCCGCGCAGGAAGCCCGCCACGGTGTTCAGGCTCAGGTTTGTGCGCTCTGCCAGATCCTCGTTGGTCCTGCGCGGATTCATCGTATCTTTGTTCTTTCTGCAAAGCTCTGAAATTCGAGGTTTCAAAAATTTTGTCCTTCTTTCGTCGTTTTCTCAGCATAAAACACACGTTCTTGTGTGCGAAGATGTGCAAAGTGGGTTTTACAAATTCATCCAGTATCAGGTACTATGCAGATACAGGCGTTCCCAGTCGCTTGTCGCAAAAAGCCCCGTGTCAGCGATGACACGCTGGCGCGGGGCGAATCTCTCAGGTTTCACGGTGTCGCCCTTCTCTTTTTCGACGTTTTCACCATGCGATGGACCAAAGAACATCTCTTATCTTAAAAAATACAACACCCGCCGCTGCCAACGCCACCAAGACGATAAGCACTATCTTTCGTACCTTCCTGGGCGTGGAGACTGCGCGTTCATACTCATCCCTTGACAGTCCTTTTTTGACGGTTTGCGTTGGCGTTTCGTCCCGCGACCACTTTGCCTGGTCTGACCATTCATGTATCCTTTTCCAGATATGATCGCTTTCCGCTGAGGACAGCACTTTCAGCGTTAGCGCAGCCCCATATGATTTCTCGGGGTTTTCTTCATCAGGACCGCCGTACACGACAAAGTCATCCGCAACAATGACCGCCCCGTTATCGTCCATAGGTGCAATTTTGGCGGAAAGCTCCGCAGGAAGATTCCCTACAATTTGGTCATCGCATAGGACGCGATATGCTGGATCGCCTTTATATGTGTATCGCTGAAGCGCAATGTCGCCATAAAAACCATCAAGCGAAATGCCGGATAGAATCTCTTGACGGCTTGTGCCGTCCTCGTTGTCGAATGTGACGCCGACAATTTGAGTTCTGATTTTTAGGCTGCCGTATTCGTTGGTCGAATACTCCATATCACATCACCTGTCCCTTAAAACTCTCTTGATAAATTCTTGGCTGCCAAAAATACGCTTGTGGATTTTGGCAAAATGTCAATTGATTATAGCGTACAATTGTTCTAAAATAATAAACACCTTGTGAGAGAAAGGAAGTGCCGCATTGGATGAGAATTTGATCCGTGACCTTGAATCTTTATCCACGGAAGGACTCAGCCTTTTTGCCGCTTATATCGCTGCTTCAGGTAGTCGAGATACGCCCGCGCTTCCTTCTGCGCCTCAGGCGGCAGGCGCATAAATGCCTCAGCAACACTGATAACCTCATCGGATGCACCGATGGGGTTTTTAGTTTCCTCCGTGCCCATCAGGATTGCTACCGTTGTGCTCCAGTGCTGCGCCATCTTCTCAATCTTTGAGTACGGCGGCTTGATTTGCCCGGCTTCATGTTTTGTGTAAGTGGTTCTGCCGATACCGAGAAAATCGGCAATTTCCTGTTGTGATTCATTGTTTGCTTCGCGGAATCTTCTAAAATTGTTCATCGGAATCACCTGAATTAAGTATAAGTGAATAATCATCACAATTCAATTGTGATTTTTAATAACTTTTCTGTTGACAAATGTGAGTAAGCATGCTATATTCCAGATAGTGATTAACAATCACATTAACGATGCCGATGTTATTTTAAAGGAGGGATGTATACGAAAGGACTGGTCCGTATGCGAAAACGGGCGAAGCTCAAACAGCAGGAACTCGCTGATCTGCTGAATGTCGAGCGGAGCACCGTCGCAAAATGGGAGATCGGCGCGGCGTACCCGCGCGCGTCCCAGCTCCCAGCGCTGGCGAAGGCGCTGCAATGCAGCATCGACGATCTCTACGAGGAGGGAAGCACGGATGAAAGTACGCAGACAACGCTTGCGCCAGCTTGAGCGCCGAATCGCTGCACTGGAAGCGCTCTTGACACCGAGCGAGGTCAGCATCGAAGTCGCTCCCCGGGCAATCGCCCCGGTGGACTGGCAGAGGCTCGGCGAGTTTACTCGGAGGCATCGAAATAATCCGCCAGCCACTGATGATACAGAGTCAGATACCAAAGCGACGTGACTTTCGCGGCGTGCAGCGTGTCTGCCGCAATGTCAGATGCAAAAGCAGCTACGTTTTCCGGCGTCATGCTTTTGATCTGATAGAGCTTCTGGCTCCGTGTGCACGCATTGATCTCAGGCTCAAACTCTTGTAGATATTGCTTGAAATCAGCAAAATCGGGAAATTGCATTTTTACACCCCCTTCCGCCTGCATCTTACCATGGAAGCAGATGGAAGTCAAAAGGAGGAACGCAAGTGCTCACTGACGGCGGGCGGCAGCTTCGCGTGATGCTGCTGGAGCTGCTCGGCTGCGCGATCGAGCTGATCGCCGCAACGATCGGCGTGTTGAATCTTATCTAAAAGGAGGCTAGATCATGTCAACGCTGGAAGAGCTTCGTGCTTGCGAGAAGTGCTTTATTTCGCCCTGCGAAGCTGCACCGCTGCTGGGAGTCAATCCGCACTGGATCAGACAGATGGTGCGGGAGTATCCCGAAAAGCTCGGATTTGATACGATCCAGAGCGGTCGGAACATCAAGATACACCGCGTGTCCTTCCTCCGCTATTTGGAAGGGAACTGACACACATATTATCCCACACCAGGAGGAATTTAGCCATGCAGGAAGCATACATCAACATCTGCGCGGCGTGTCGGAAAAAGGCACATATGACCCAGGAGCAGTGGGCAGAGGCGCTCTATGTGTCTGTGGAGACGGTCAAGGCGTGGGAGGGAGACCGGCGTATTCCGAGCAACTACCACGTCTGCCTGATGGTCGATCTGTGCGGCGACGCGTATTTTGCGTACAAGCATTTGCAGCAGACGTCGGACGGGCTTGCCGTCCTGCCGGACACAGTGCGCCAATCGCTGCCGATGGCGGTCATCCAGCTCGTCAACCGCATCATCGGCTTTGCCGACCGAAACCGCGACAAGGAGCTGCTTCAGATCGCCGACGATGGCGTGATCGATGAAAAAGAGCGCCCGACCTATGACCAGATCGTGCGCGAACTGAACGATATTATTTCAGCGGCATATACGCTGCGCTATGCGGAGGGAACGAGCGATGCAAAAGGGTAAAAAGAAACGCCCGGCTGCTGCGAACAACCGAGCGAATCTCCTAGCAGCCAGAAAGGCGGCTATGAAAGCACCATTATTATATCACCGCTTCGGTGGTTTGGCAAGGGGGTGAATGGATTTTGAGCGAAGATTTTAGAGCGTTTTGGGCGGTCATCCCAGCAACGGTACTGGAGGACATGAGCATCCCCGCCAACGCGAAGATCCTCTATGGGGTGATCTCCACGCTGACCAAGCGGAAAGGCTACTGCTACGCCCGTAACGCCCAGCTCGCCGAGGCGATGCACTGCTCCGAGGACGTGATCAAACGCTGGGTCTCCGCCCTGGCTGAGGCGGGGCATATTACCGTCCATATCGAGCCGGATCGCAAGATCGGCGGAAAGCGGCGCTATATTTTCCCGGCTTTGCCGAAGCCGCCAGACCTAGCCGTTCCTGACGACAACGGGGACGAATGTCCCGGTACGTACGTGGATAAATGTCCCGGTACGTACGGGGACAAAAATCCCGGGGTAGAGGGACAAACTTCCCGGTCGTCAAATAATAAAAAGAAAAAAGAAAAGGAAAAGGAAAAAGCGCGCGAAAACCGCGCGCAGATCGACAGCTATTTTGCGCAGGTTTTTGCGGCGTATCCGCAAGTCTTGTCTGCACTCACGCTGATGCTGGATGCGCGCGACGAGGCGGGCAATCCGATGCCGTCTTTGACTGCCGCAAAGACGCTCTACCGCAAGCTGTCATCCTGCGCGGATGACGGCGAGGGCTTTAACCCGTATCTGGCGGAGAGCTGCCTGCTGTACTCAGCGGAAAAGGGCTACCCCAGCGTCTACCCGCCGAAGAGCGACGAGGTCGCCGCGGCACGGGAGCGCCTGCGCCGGTCGGCAGCAAGTGCAGTGCCTGAGAGCGACACGGCAGTCGATCTTGGAGGGCTGGTGTTCGTATGAGCAATGCACGCGATCTTCTGTTGGATGCGCAGACCGCCGTCCTCGGCTGCATGGTCATCGACGCCGATACAGTCGGACCGATCTTGCAGACGGTCCGCGCCAGCGATTTTACCGAGCCGACCTATCGCATGATATTCGAGGCGATCCGCTCGATGTTCAACACAGGCGAGCACATCGACCCGGTGACGATCAACGACCGGCTCGGCGGCAAGCAGACTGACCTGCTGGCGCAGATCATGACCGTTACACCCAGTGCGGCGAACTACGCCGAGTACGCCAAGCTGCTCAAAAAGCGCGCGCGGCTTTACGCCCTGCGATCGCTCGGCGAGCAGATCAACCTTGCCGAGGATGAGGAGAGCGTCCGCAAGGCGCTTGAGCGAGCAAACGAGCTGCTGGTGGATCGTCCCGATGTGCGCTGCGTCGGCATGAAGCAGGCGCTCCAAGAATTTTACGACCGTCACGCCGAAACGGTCAAGCCGGAGTTCTTAGACTGGCGCTTTGGCGGCATCAACGGCGTGCTCAACATCCACGGCGGCGATTTTGTCGTCATCGGCGGCTATCCGTCCGACGGCAAGACCACGCTGGCGCTGACCTTCGCGCAGCGTATGGCGCAGAAAAAGCGCGTCGGATTTTTCAGCTATGAGACCGACGACGCGAAGCTCTTTGATCGCCTGATGGCAATGACGACGCAGATCGGGCTGCCCAAGATGCAGCTCAACGCGATGGGCGCGCACGACTGGGACACGGTCGCGGCGATGTCTACGGACATCATCAAGCCCAAGCTCGATCTCATCATGGCGAACGGTATGACGGTGAGCGACATCCGGGCATACGCTGCCTCCAAGCGGTACGAGGTGGTTTTTGTGGACTACTTGCAAAAGATCGCAGCACCCGATGGAATGCGCGACGCGTACAACGAGTTTGCCCGCGTGACCGCGATCTCGTCGCTGCTGCAAAATCTCGCCAAGCAGACCGGGGCGACGATCGTGGCGCTGTCTCAGCTCTCCCGCCGCGAAAAAGGCAAAGGGAACGCCCGCCCGAAGCCACCGACCATGCAGGACCTTCGGTCCTCGGGACAGATCGAGCAGGACGCGGACGCGATCATGCTGCTATTCCGCGAAGACCCTCTGGCGGAAAAGTCCAAGCGTGTGCTGAACGTTGTAAAAAACAAAGACGGCATTGCAAACCGCGCCGTGCTGCTCGAATTTGACGGCGTAACACAAACCTTCCGGCAAAGCCAGGCATTGCCGCCCGCGCCCAAAAAACCCCACGACCCAGAGCTTGACCAGATGGGCTTCAAGCTGCTGCCCGGGCATGAAGCGGAAGAGGTATTCAAAAACAACTAGGAGGAAGCTATGAAAGCAATTGCAATCTTGAATCTGAAGGGCGGCGTCGGCAAGACCGTCACCGCCGTCAATATGGCGCACATCCTGTGCGCCGACCATAAGCAGCGCGTGCTACTGGTAGACTGCGACAGCCAGTGCAATGCAACCGAATTTTTCGGTCTGCGCTCCGTGGACGGCTCGACGCTGGATGACATCCTGCGCGGTGACGCCGAGCCGTACTACCCCGAAAACGTGTACGCGACGGACTACCCGGGGCTGGACATGATCCCGGCATCGGATGAGCTGATGGACCTCGATATGTCGCACATCGCTGACAACCGCGTGCACGGGCGCGTCCTCGCAGATCTGTGCACGGCGATCCGGGAGGATGACGCGTATGACTTTGTGATCTTCGACTGCCCGCCGGCATTTAACGCCGCAAGCGCCGCAGCGCTGCTTGCCGCGGATGAGGTCATCATCCCGATCAAGCTCGACGCATTTTCCGTGCGCGGGCTCGCCAACGTGGCGCGACAAATCGACAACATTCAGCGTATCAACAGCAGCATTCGCATTGCCGGGGCACTCATCACGATGTGGCGCAACACGCCGGTCGTGCTCCAGGCAGAGAGCAGCCTGCGCGGCTGCAACATTCTGCCGGTATTCCAGACGGTCATCCGCCGCACCGACAAGGTGGATGAAATGACCTTTGAGCGCAAGCCGATCGCACTGTACTCCCCGCGCAGCGCTGCCGGATATGACTACCGCGCATTCGTGCAGGAGTACATTGCGCCGCCGGTCACGATGGATGAGCTTTTGAGAGAGGGGGCGTAAGCAATGGCATTTGACGTATCGAGTATTTTTGCCGACGAGACCCGCAAGGATATGCAGGTGCATCCGGGGCAGGCGGTCGATGTGCCGCGCTCGCCCGAGACGCTCGGCAGCGAGATCCGCTACCTCTCCGCGCAGGCGAAGAGCATGACGGTGTGGTTCGGCGTGGAGATCGGTAAGCGCCTCGCCGAGGCAAAGGAAATGGTCGGTCATGGCGGATGGCTTGATTTTTTGAAAAATGAAACAGAGTTTTCGAGTTCGTCGGCTAACCGTTTTATGCAGATCGCGCGGGAATACGGCGGCAAAACGTCAAATTTCCCAACGTTGGGAAATTTGAGCGTTTCCAATGCTTTGCGGCTGCTGGCAGTGCCCGAGGATGAGCGCGAAGAGTTTGCACAGACGGTAGACGCCGAGCACCTGTCCTCCCGTGAGCTGGAGCAGGCGATCCGCGAGCGCGATGAGGCGCGCAAGGCGCTGGAAGAGGCGCAAAGCGCCGCAGTGCAGCTCACGGAGCGGACGGAAAAGCAGGCGGAGCAGATCCGCGAGCTGGAAAACCGCCCTGTAGAAGTTGCCGTGCAGGTAGCCGACCCGGCAGAGATCGAAAAGGCCGTCGCCGAGGCGCTCGCCGCCGCTGAGAAAAAGCACAAGGCTGCGCTGGACTCCGCCGAGCGCCTACGAAAAGCGGCAGAGAAGAAGCAAGTGGAGCTTCAGGCGGAAGTCGCAAGGGCTATGAGTGATGTGAACAGCGGAAAACTCAAAGAGGATGCGCTGAACGCGAAACTCGCTGCTCTCCAGAAGGAGTTGGAGCGGGTCAGAACAGATGCCAACAAGGCGCAGAAGGAAAGCAGTATCCAGTCGGATGCCGACGTCGCTGTGTTCCAGAGCTTTTTCCAGGCAACGCTTGAGAATTTTAACAAGGCTTGCGGCCTGCTCACCAAAGTCAAACTCCGTGATGCCGACAAAGCCGACAAGCTCCTGCGTTTCTCGCGGGACGCAGTCGCCAAAATGGCGGCAGCGCTGGAAAAGGAGGGCTGAGCGATGACATATGACGAGATCGTGCAGGCGCTGCGGTGCTGTTCGTACGGATGTGTGTGCGAAAAATGCCCTTCCCGGCAAGATGAAAACTGCATCGACCATGTAAATGTGTCCGCCGCCGCCGCCATTGAACGACTGGTTGCCGAGAACGCGGCGCTGCGGGAGAAGGTGCCGCAGTGGGTCAGCGTGAAGGACGCGGATAGACGAGCTCCGGCAGGGCAGCGCGTTATTGCTACGGATGGCGTGTTTGTCGGCGAGGCTTACCGCACAAGCGCGGATTCATGGCGAAGATATGATGATTACAGGCTCTGGCACGACGCGGCAGGACGCACCGTCACCAACTGGATGCCGCTGCCGCCCTTGCCGGAGGAGGATGACGAATGGAACGACTGACAAAAAAGCGAATTGATGACGGCGAGGCTTATCTGGCTTGCGTAGAGCTGCGTGAAAATGAATGTGATGGGATATGTACTACCTGTTGGAGAGCGGGCGAAGCCGTGGATAAGCTCGCCGCATACGAGGACACGGGGCTGACGCCGGAGGAAATCAAAAGCGCCATTACGAAGGACGCGCTTATCAAGCTGACGGCGCAGGCGCTGGAGACTACGCCGGAGCGCCTGCGGGAGCTGGCTGCGGAGGACAGGCAGGCGGATTCGCTGGACGGGAAAGCGCCGACCAGAGGTAGACCTGTGCCAGGAACAGATGAAAATTCGTTTCGAACGGGAGGAAGAGGAAACGTAATGGAACGACTGACAAAGCGAACTAAAACTGGGGGCGTCCTCATGGCGTCAGAGCACGAGGGAAAATACACGACGGAAGAATGGATTTGTATGCTTCAGGATCGTCTCGCCGACTACGAGGACCCCGGCGTGACGCCGGAACAGGTCGTTTGGATGAAAGAAGTCATCGAAATGGCGTTTGACCATGATAAATCCAGAGTCGAGCGTGCGCACGATCTACATGTGGCGGACAAAGAGGGGCGCGTGGCGGTGCTGCCATTTACCAATGGACGCACTTTGCTATGCGAGGAAAATATCGACTGTCTGCGGCTTATGAAGGATGTAGGGCTTGCAATTCGCTATTGCAGCAGTGCCGGAATTGTGTTTTACATGGATTACAATATGTTCTGTGATCTGGTGAAACATGGGAGAATTACTGCGGTAAGCGAGGAAGCAGAGCGGGCGATGGAGGGATATAAGCATGATTGAAATGCATTGGGTGATTTTTGTGCTCGCGCTGCTGGTGTGCGGTGCGATCGGATGGATGGTGCGCGGCGGTTGCGACAGGCGGAGAAGAGAGGCGGAAAAGGAAAATGAGAAGATACTGGAGAGGTGGAGCGAGAGCTGCACAAAGCGCAGCACAGAGCACAGAGAAGTAGTCACGCTGAACAGAGATTTCCACCTCACAAGAGAGGCGCTTGCAAATTTAAAGGGCGCAGCGGCGTGGCAGATGGTATCAAGGCAGGCGGCGTATCAGTTTTACGCCGAGGAGATCCGCAATTTGATTGAGATCAAGGCATCCTATGATCCGCTGCGGGATGTGATGGAATACAGAACATTCCTGCGGGTGCTACGCCCGTGAAGGAGGAAAAATGCAAGGGTATCGAATGAAGAACTGGATGTATTCGCTCCGGGGGTGCGGGCAGATCAGGATGCCGCCGTGCTGCTTATCGTGCAGGCACATTGAGCACCGCGAGAATTACGTTTACCCGTGGCGCTGTCTGCTGGAAAAGGGCGAGCGGCTTTCGGCGGAGGAGCTGAGAGATCGCGTGAACGATGGACCGTGCAAGCGATATGAAAGGATGGAGGGCAAAAAGGATGGATGAAAAGAACTATATGACGGGGCTTTATCAGCAGCGTCCCCGCGTGGGAATTGAAATGAGCGGTGTTCTGTCTTACACGGAGGATTGCCTGAGCTGCAACTCGCAGGACATTATCAAAACGGTCATGGATGGGGTGGAAAAGCTCAAGCCGAAAAAGGACTGGAACGGGTGCTTCGCGGGGCGGGTCATGGTCACGGTGGAGCTGCTGGGCGATTTGGAGGGAGATGAAGCATGAGCAAAGCGGTACTTATTAGCATCCGCCCGAAGTGGTGCGAGAAGATCATAAGCGGTGAGAAAACGATTGAGGTGCGCAAGACGCGCCCGAAGATGGATACGACGTTTAAGTGCTACATCTACAAATGCGGAAACGGCAAAGTCATCGGGGAATTTCT